AATCCAGACTTATATAATAATCTGTCTTGTTTTATCTGTACAAAATTTGTTTCATTGTCAGGCATTAAGGATTTGCTCCTATAGGGTCATAATCTAACATAATGTCATCTAGCTCAAAATCGCCTGCGCCGCAAGATACTTCTATTTCTATACTCTTTCCTGTTAAAGATATTAGCTTTCCTGCGCTGTCCTTTTGGTTTTGCAAAGCAAAGGTTAGTGTTTTATCGGCAGAAGAATTACCATTAACATAAAGTTTTACCGTTACTGCACTAGCTGCTGAAAAAGTTAAATAAATTTTAGTAAATCGTTTTTTCAATTCAGGAGAAGCAAAGTCATATCTTTTTGTTTTAATTGTTGCAGTAGACAATGAACTTGTCCAAGCGTCCAACTTTATAATTTTAGTAGAATTGTCAGTATCTGTATAAGCTATATAAGGTAAAAGATTCTCACCTAATTGAAAATTACCAACACTTTGATTCATGTCAAAATTCTGCGTTTTCCAACTCTTGTTATCAAAGTCATAAACATACATACTGACATCAGATGTTCCATTTGTGTCGTTAATAATAAATATAGAATTATTAATTCCATTATAACCTATAACAGAATTATCCAATGTTAATCCCTGCCAAGCGTCTCTTATGGGGTAAGACAGTTCCACCATACCGCTAGTATTTACAAGGGAAACCTGCCTTTGATCACAAGTAACAATGCCGTATGGTGTTTTGGCTGTAGCTCCTTGCGATACGCACCCTACGCCTGGAAAATGTCTTTCAGGAAACCATTGCGTAGACCCTCCTGAAGAAACATTGTAAATATAAATATTTCTATTTTTAAAAATATAGAGCTTATTCTCAAAATCATCTAACTTGACAATACTATCACCATCGCCTTTTCCTATATCGAAATATCTGCCTGGGAGAATATGATCAATTTGAAATTGAGGTGTATAATATATCCTGCTTCTCTCTCTTACAGTTTGCTCATTTTCATCTTTTGTGTCCACATTGCCATAATATGCCCTGTCATTAATTACGGTAGAAGCGTTCCATCTAATAGCTTGTAGTTCATTTTCTGGTGCTAACCCTGTGGATGTGCTATAGGTGTTTATTCCTATTCCATCATTCGGTATATACCAAACTGATACTTTACTGGTTGAAACTGGAGCAATAACAAGAGACCGCGCTGATGAACCGTCGAGACCGTTTTGGGGAGTGGTGTCTGTTTGACCTTTATGGGTAATAGCATTTATCTCAAGCTCAACAGTATCATTAGTCCCTGTAGTCGTAGTAACAGAACCAACTTGAGCCATAAGGGTGTCTGTTCTACTAATAACACTTTTAAGTACGATGTCATTAGTGGTTGGAGCAGGTGGTACTATCAAATCATATCCTGCAAAAGCTATATCTGTAGCAACGACGCCTTGACTTACAAGGTTTAAAATATTTCCAGATACTCCAGCAGGATCTCCTACCCATGTATCACCATCTCCGCTTACAATATTAGCATATTTACATGAATTTGTAGCGATAGTTCTTACATTCGCCAAGTCGGGACATGGAATCCAAAATCCCATATTCTTTGCACTATCTACACCTAGCTCTCTAGATGATGCTGACGTAGAGAGATCGCTCTCACTCCACGCTTTATTAATATCAAAATACTGAATTTCAAACCATTCTACATTCTCAACCCCACCTAAATACTGCGGTTTCCAATAGAGCTTAACTCCTGTAATTCTTTTATTAAATAACACAGTTGACAAGACAAGATTAACACAGGGAATCCTTCTTTTCATGTCTGTAGTCCAATTAGCCGCTAAAACGCCAATATTCCCATCACTATTACGCGCAAGTTCAGTTTCCGTACTGTAATCGTACATAAAAGAAACTGTGTACCTGTCTAATTCAAAAAATCTTTCGTCATAATCTCCGTCAATGTCATCTAATATTTTATCATCACCGAGGCTGGCGTCATCTAATGGATAATGGATATGCAGTCCTACATCGTTTTGAGATGTAACAACATCTCCTTTATCAAAAGGTGTAGACATACTTTTTACATTAGGTGGAACAATCTCCGTATTAACCATAACCCAAGAATTGATCGCTGATGCTTGAGATGGTTGTGCGAACTTCTCGCTTGAAGTATAGGTTTCCCCCTGTCCAAATATATCTCTCTTTATATGACCATACCATTTAGACACATTTGAACTATTGTCAAAATTACCGTCTGATATTCGTAATACTTGGTTATGTGTAAAAAAGTTGTAACTGGGAGGATTAGTCAGCGTCCATTCTGAAGATGTGATAATATTAGTCCAACTAGAACCGTCATATCTCATAACAAATGGGGAACTTGTATTATCGTCAAACCCTACAATGTGCCAATAGGTTGAATTTTGAAGCGGAGTTCCTGCATTATCATATTCGGTTCTATATGCTAAATAACCACTGCCTTGAGAAATATAAGACGAAGATACGCTTGTGGTTACATCTGATGTTATTTTGGGTTTTTTTAATACTCCAGGTTTAGTATTGTCTACTTCACTGAAGGTTTGATATTGATTGTCTAGTAAATCAAATTCAGAATTATTTGTAACAAGACCACCACTAAAATCTTTTATCGTAAGTCTCGGCATTAGAAATCATTATATGGCATTTCAAAAGTCATTTCGCCAAATCTCTTTTCACCATCATCAATAATCTTTTGTTTCATTTCTAAAAATTCATTTTTAAAATATGGCATCATATTAATGTCTCGCAGTCTTTCCATGATTCTCCAACATCCATAGTAAATTAATGCTTCGTCAAAACGTGAATCCATTTCTGGATTATCTGAATCTGAAGACAGAGCTGTAGGTGTTCTGAAATAATATACCTTTATTTCACTTGTATCTGAAGGTATAGGGAATATTCCTAATTTATTTTGATGAATATAATATGCTTTTGATGTGGTGAAAGCAAACTCACTGCTGTCGTTAGCAATATCATATATTGCGCTTTTATTTATTCGAGTACATTTGTTACCATTATAATCCACTCTGTAAATACGAGTCATGTCTGAAAGATTTGTAGTTGACGTAGATGCGCTTTCTGTTACTTTTGTCCAATCACTCCCACTTAACATGGTATACTCTGCTGTCCCACTGACTGCATTTCTAGTGCCATAGGCTTCAAATAGGTTCGCTTCATCTGCTAATAAATTCTGACCCTTATTAATAAGGTCTGTAAATACAGAGTCAGCTATCTCACTAGTATCTATAGCTCCAGTAATGTTTCTGATTTCTGTTCTTAATGTTGATAATTGTGCCATAATTTTCCTATAGAGTGGGGATGAAAAATCACCCCCACTCATTAATCAGTCTACAGATCAGTCCTTGCTGCTATGTACTGAATTACAGCATATTCCTTGCTGTCAAACGTACTAAGGGCAGCACCGTAAATCTGTCCTGCAGCCACACCAAGCTTATTACCATAATCAAAGGTTTTTTCAACCCAGCTCATGTTATCTGCTTTTGCGTGACAAGCTGCACCTGCACCTAAGAACAGGTTACGAGCATAAGCAATAGAAGCACCACCGCCATCTTCAGCAGTAGTAATACCTTCATGTTCATGCACGATAACACCGTCGTAGATACCTAATGCGCCAGAGAAGAGTGGATTATCTTCACCGCGAATATTTGCGTACTGCTGCGCATTTCTCCATGTGGAGTTTTGCGCAAGATCGTATGCAGATTCGGGATGGAGTAATAGGACGAAATAATCCTTTCCATTTACTCTGATCGGCTTCATCTTGTAGCTTTTACTAGTACTAAGCAGCGCCATCTTTTTTAATTTTGAGATGTCACCAGGTACTGCAAGATCCGTAGCAGCCAAGGCTGCCTTTGGGTCAGTAGCAGCATACACAGATGCTGAATTATCAGCTCTTAAATATGCGCCAGCGCCAGATGTTTTAGTAATCGCACTAAAGATTTGCGAGTCGTGATCTTCAGCAAATTCGCGTTTTAGTTGTGCAAGAGCTTCCTTACGGAAGTTGTAAAGCACTTTACTATCATCGAACTTACCAGCGTTAATCACACCGAAACGTCTCTGTGCTGTGGTTACAGTCACTTCATTCGTTGTAAGGTTATCCTCACTACCTTCTAATGTGCTGTCACCTGTTACTGCTGTTCCAGACAAACCAACCATACCAAAGGTCATGTCTTTACCTTTACCTTCTGGCATAGTTTTAGAACAGATCATTGATCCAAATGTGTCCCCCATGAACTTTGAGAAATAAATCTCTTTTCCTACTTCATAAGCAAGCTGTTTTGCCCAACGGGAAACGTTTAAGCCTGAGTCCCAAGCCATATGTTACCTCTTTTCTTTATGTACCAGGAGATGCCTCCATTAAAGCTTTTTCCCTCACATCAGACGGCAATTTATTCCACTCTTGGGGAGAAAGGTTATCATAGTCAATATCACCTTTGTTAGACCCTCCTATTCCTGCAAGTGTTTGAGGTGCGTTAGACGCTTCCTCTTTCTTTGTTGCCTCTTTCTGTGATTTAATGTCTTCAAATTCCTTTGCCATCTCCTCGTATCGTTTCAATTTGTAGGCATCCTCAAATCGCAGAACACCTCTTTCATCACCGTATTTGGCAATAGCACTCAAGTCATTATCGTTTAGTTTTGGATTTGCTTTTATGAACTGCTGTACTTCCATTGACCTAGCTTCAGTTTCCTTCCTTTCTCGTTCTTTCTTGTCAACTTGACCCATAACGTCTGCTACTATTTTCTCGCGTTCTTGGTCGAGATACGCTTTAACAGAATCAGAATCATAAGGATCAAATTGCACGTCAGGAGTTTCGTCCTGTGGCGATTGAAGGTTCTCTGATAATTTGTCAACAGATTGGCGCAGATCACCAAGTTCAGTTCCTTGCCTGCCGATCAACTGTTGTGCGTTCTGATAAGACTTGTCCCTTTCTGAAGCGAAATTGATCAATTCGTCAACAGACTCAAATTCATGTTCACCTACCTTTAAGGAAGATGGATCTTCTTCGTTGGTTGTCTCTTCAGTTGCCTGGGCTTCTTCTACATTTTCTTCAGGGGTATTTTGTGTCTCATCAACACCTAATTCCTTTTCCTCATCAATGTATTTAAAGCTGTTGTCCTCACTCATAATGTACTCCTTGTCCTCTGTTAGAGGGGGTTGTTATTAGAGGGTTCATACCGATTGTCCCTCTTGTAAGCTTTTTGGCGCTTGAGCTTGTTGTTGACTTTGCGCCTGCTCCTTTACTTTCTCAAGTATCTCTGGAGCAGCTTCAAAATCAGCTAATTCTAAATAGAGAGGCAAGAGTGAGCCGTATCCCTGTCTAATTAGATCAGCTACTTGCGCAGCTTTCATCGCTCTTAATGTTGGAGATGTTTTTCCTTCATCAAGAACAATGTCAAATTTCATGTATTCAAAATCTTTTAAAAATCTTTGTAAGGTTTGATTGTATTCCTGCATATCCTGCGGTTCTAAATCCTGTACGCCTAATATGCGATTTATCTTATTGGGTGTAAAATACTGCTGCATCATTTTAATGCTCATATCAAGAGTCTTCATTTTCGCAGTATCCAAGTTGTCTAACTGCTCCTGAAGTCCCATCATAGCTTGCCTTACTCTAATCTGTGCAGCTAATCCACTCTCTTTTGAGTTAGAAGGATTTCCCATCATTGGCTGATTAACACCGCTAATATCAATCATGTCATTTTCAGCCTGCTGTTCTAACGCCACTGCTGTAGATATTAAACCTTGATGCTGATTTGACCATTGTGCCATAAAATCGCTAATTTTCCCTTTAAATCCAGGGACGCCAATCCATTTTCCTGCACTTGACGCTTGATTCATCTGTTCTGCTGACACTTTATTCCCACTAAATATTCCGCCTCCTCTTGGGCTTCTATTCATAATATCTAACGCCTGGGAACGTCTTTTGTCTTTTTCTCTCTGTGGGTCTTTTAAATTCTCTACCAATCCAAAGGTCTCTATCTTTTCACCCATATCTTCAAATAAATAGAAATAAGGAATCAGAGGGAACTCGTTATGCTTGTAAGGATTTGGCTTCTTGTCTATAAGTAATCTCGCCCCTGTAAACATAGAGAGATATGTTTTTGGCATTATGCGATTAACAACTGTAAGATTTTCCATCTCTGAAAGAATTTGGGATCTGATGGAATTATATTGAGAAACTTCTACATCTGCTGGAATAGGTCTGTTAATTATTTCATCTTTTCTTGCAACCAAGTCATCTCTTGCGTTTCCTCTGGATGAAAAAGCGTTTTGATCTATTCTTCCAGTACGCTTATTCATAACAAAATATTCAGTTACAAAATCACGCTCCCATAATTCTACTACCCTTACCTTTTGCCTGTGGTTGTCTAAATACATAGCTTCATTTATTTCCATAGCGCCTGTATTATAAGTTCCACCTACTTCTTCATTAACAGCACTGTATTTAGGCATTAAGATGTCCTTAACATCAGTAGCATCCTTCATCTCATCTGGAAACATCTGTTTCAACTGCGATAAAGGCATAAACTTTGTCCTCGCTAAACGAGACCAAGTAGATACATCTGGAGAGTCAGCTTCAGGATCAATAAGGACATTTGCCCAAGACTCTCTTCTTATTCTTATATCTGCATCAAAATATTGACCTTGCTCAATAGATAGATCAATCCATCCCCTCCCTGTTAAAACACCATCTTTAAATACTCTTGAGAATAAATTTTGTAAATAGCGATTACTGTCTAAATGAAACAAAAGTGCAGTAATTATCTGCGCTATACCGTCATCTTCTATATCTTGTGGGACTGCGCGAAAGGAAGAACGATTCTGCCGTTCTACTCCAGTAACAGAGTTTACCTTCGGCAATACCATATTTAACTGCAAAGGAGGTCTTCCTTCACTGCGAAGCTTTCTTATATCAGCATCTGACCATTGACCACTGCCAAACCCACCTGTATAAAATGCAGCAGATTCTTTTGCGCTTTTTAGCCATCTAGAATCATTATCTATCATAGCAGAAAACACGTCATGAAAATATTTTACTTCAGACATTAAGTACCCATCCAACTGGTTTCTTTCTTGGGGCTAAACACAGGCAGCCATCCTTCCTCTTCTAATGTGGGTTCACTTGAATCTTCAATTTCGTGGACTAAATAACGAATACAATCCAATGCGTGATCATCTTTTTTAATTGGTTCTTCAGGAGTAGTTTTCACATCTTTCCCGAATTTTAATTCTTTCCATTTATATTTTTCAATCTCATCCACTAATGACTGCATTTGAGGAATATCAAAGAACTTGAGCTTAATGTATCCATTCTTATCTTCACTTAAATAGCGAGCAACGCGGTCAAAACCGCTTTTCTTATCATTATTAGCTTTGTTCCAATCATATCCAAAATCAAGCCACTCATCTGCAACAGAATTGCCATCTCGCTCTGTTCTCAATATAGAAGGGTCGGAAATAAACTCATAAGAGCAATCACCCTCCAACCTTTCATCTATCAATAACGCCAACTCTTCTATCAATGTTTCACTTTTGTAAATTAAATCATATACATAGATAAAGCCTTCATCATCAACCGCTGCAAAAAGTATAGCAGATGGATTCTTATATCCATAGTCATAAATAATGTACCTGTTCCACCATTTCGGAATATCAAACTGTGGGATTAAATGCTTCTTTCTGTCCCACATAGAGTAAACAAGACCTTCAAAATCATCCCAACCGCAATAAACATATCTGTTTACCCACTTTTGAGGCATCTCCAATAAAAACTGTATATAATCATAGGGCAAGTAAGGATTGTCACTGTAAACCCTGACTTCTTCTTGAGACGTGGGAGAGTCCGCACCCTCCTGCCATGTTTTTGTCTCTATTAGCCTGTATCCACCCTTAACTGCATTATTCTTTTCTTTCTCCTTCTTCCACCTTTTCCATACCCAATCATGCCCCGATGGATTACAAGTATGAAAACTTACCCTCATTGTTCCCTTACGCCTTAACTGACCTCCTGCTGCCATAAATGTATCTTCACTCACCTCTTCAAGCTGATCAAATGCAAAAAAGCCCAAATTCATGGACTTTATTCTCTGAATTGAATCCCTGGAATCATCCAAAGCCATATAGACTATCTTTGAGCCATTTTTAAATATTATTTCACGATCTTGTGCTTTATGCTTCAAAACAAAATCTCCAGCAACATCAAGAAGCTGAATCAAAGTAGATTTCTTAAATGCGTCTAAAACCTTTCTTCCTAGTAACCCTAAATTATTATCGTATGTAGCACACTGATGTATTGCCTCCATACACATAGCTTCAGACTTGCCTGTTCCTAAACTCCCTGCAAGCAAATGATGCTTTGCCCATCCTGTGTATAAATGATAATCTTCCTGATGCGGTAACGGCTCTGTGGAATTGCCGTTTGCATCCTTATACGATACGACTATGTCCATTTATGCTTGGTTCTTCAAAAACATTTCCCAATCTAATGGTATAGTTCCGTCTCTGTCTAACCTGAATAAATCTACAGCAGTATCTGCTATATCTAACGCCCTAATATTGTCTATATTATAATAATTAGTAAGCAAAACCATAAATGCCTCTTTTGGAGTAGGATTTTGTACCTCATAAAAATCCTCCATCTTCATATCCTTAACTATCATCGCTTTGCCAACTTTGAAATAATACTTAATCTGTCCTTTGGACTAGTCCCACTTACCATTAAATTAATCTGCGTAGCCTGTTGAGGCGCTCTATCTCTATATTTATGTGGGTTTAGAGCCTTTAACTGAAAAATGCGCTCTGTAGTGCATCCTGCCTTCTTGGCTTGATTAATAGATAATTCCTCCAAAGTGTCTAATCGCTCTTCCATCTTGTAATCCTTAATAGCCCTTACCGCCTGCTCAAATAAAGCATCACCCTTCATAGCGCGATTTACAGAAATATAGTTGAATCCCATGTTTTTAGCTGCCAAAGTAATGTAACCTCCGCAATCACCTAAATACTGTAAATACTGCTCCTTCTTATCACCAAACAGCTTCCTGCCCTTATCCTTATTATCACATTCTCGCATTGTAAAGTAGTTCTGCATATAAGGGTTGTCCATAATGTCCTTTGGAGGCTTCCTGTTCGGAATTACCGAACCCTCCTCAACATTCTTCCTGCTTAATATTCTACCTTTCTCATCACGCTCCATGATAACACTCTTTACCTTGCGTGGCTTGGCATTGTCTATTTCTAATATTGGATTTTCGTCTACGATTTCAAACATAACCCTTATACTTGAATAGTTGCACTTAAGTTGCATTAAAGATATGCTTTAAGTATTGCTGTGAGGAGAAAAATGTATGGGGGGAGGTACATGGTATATATCGCTTGCGCCAGGCACTTGTGGGGGGGGGTGTCCTCGGCCGCCCTTGTCAGATTTACCCTTTACAATATTTATTTGTACATGATGGATCTTCACTTATTACTATACTTGCAGGGGTTTTACACTATATTATATATATTATATATACATTTATAGTTGCATGGGCGTCACTAATTTCCTTAATATTATACAGCGCATGAAGCGCCAGGGACATTAAGTAAAGAAAGGATAAACCATGAAACAAACAATAAATATCTATGATTTTCAAAGGGCATTTAAAGCCTGTGGTAGAGGTGACTTTTTCTCATACGAAGGCTTAAAAGCTCTGTTCGAGTATCTTGAAGAATACGAAGAAGATACAGGCGAGGAAGTAGAATTGGACGTGATCGCCCTTTGTTGTGAATATATGGAATATGATAGTCTAAAGGAATATAACGAAGACTATGGTACTGAATACGGCGAAATAGATGATATTCAAGATGACACCACCTTAATTGCAATAGATACAAAATCATTTATCATTCAGCAGTATTAATCATGAACGGCTTGACAATATTATACCTATTCATCATCTATATTTTGATAAATAGATATATAAAAGAGCGCAACGATGCGAAATATTGGAAGCAATCTGCGCTAAACATAAACGCAAAGCTAAACAGTTTAAAATCAAGGCTTTTTTAATAGGGAACTATTGAGGTGAATAAGTCACACCTACAAATCCC